ATACCTCTATTTATACTCATATTTTCTCCTTAATATTTAGATAAAACTGTTACTTTTAGAGTCATCGCTTTTTGCGTTGTCTCCACCAAACTCTCTAGCTGTATTGTATGCCACTTATTATCAGCACCTTTCCATTGCAGCTGATTTTGTTTATATACATAGTTATATGCGTCAGCCAAACTCATCACTACAGCAGCTCCACCCTCTTCGATAACTATCCCCACAGAGATAGCTCGTTGAAATGTAGCTGTTGCTATAGATACAACTGCAGCCATATTTCCTATAGCTTCTTGATTTGCATCATAAAGAACCGTATTGTTTGAGATAGTTAACTCTTTGAGTTCTTTCTCTTTGAGTTCTTTTGCATGTAATTCTTCAAAATCAGCTTTTGATTTAGTATCTTCTATCCAAGTGCCTGTTTTTTCATCCCATTTATCAAACTCTTTAGGTACTAAAAGAGTATGCTCTGTTTTTATAGAACCAAGATAATCAACTTTTATTTTTGATTTATCAAATTTAACATAAACTGTTTTATTTCTGTTATCTTCAATATATTCCCACTTATCAGCTTCTTTAATAAAACAAACTGCAAAACCATCTTTTAAAGCTATTGGCTCTTTTGTAGTAGCATTTGCAGGAATAAGATATTTTTCTTTTTCAAGTGGATTTATTGTTGCATTTGTAGAAGTTGTAAATTCTTTTGTTTCTTGATTATAATTATGTATTTTCATCATATCCCCTTAATATTTAATACAGTACATCATTGCTATATTTCTAGGTCTTGTTTCTAAGCCCCCAAAACTATTACTCTGCACATTAGAATTACCACTAACTCCTGATATCTCTCTATTAGCTGTTCCTGCAGCACTTGCAATTCTTCCCCATAATTGATGACTATGGCTTTTAAGTTCATCAGATTGGTTTGTACCAATAATTCTTCCTGTATCGACACCTCTACCATTATCAAAACCTCTTATAAATTCTCCTCTAGTATCAGGTATCCTGAAAGTTGTACTTCCATTACCAGCACCATAAGTTACACCAATAACTGCAAAAAGTGAAGCATAAGTATCTCTTGAAAGCTCAGCACCATTACACTCTAAATAACCATTTGGTACAACTGAAACTGGATAAGGAATAATTGCCCCTACTAATACATTATTGGCAATAAGAGTTTCAGCTTGAGATTTATTTATTGCTTCATTATCAGCTTCAGCATCAGCTACTTTAAACTTTTTAGCACTATCACCATTAATAAGAGCATACTTAGCCAACTCAAGAGCCACAAACTCCCTACTAGCCATCACAACACTAGGATCTATTTGTAAAGTTATAGCATCACTATTACTAACTTCCATTATCACTTTGACATACAAATCTTTTGCTACACCATCAGCTAAGACAGGTTTGAAAGTTTCAGGATAGTTCCCAACAGCTATTAAATCCCCATCACTATCAAAGATACCAACTTCTCTCACCCAAAAGTTCCCATCATCTGCAGGTATATATCCAGTTGCTACTATCCAAGCGTCGTTTTTTACATCTACACTCAAGTCATTTAAAGCAGCTCTAAAAACTTCATTTACAAGCTCACTTTGAGATGGATCAGGCATCACAACCTCTCCAGCTCCATCACCAAGTGCTATATGTGATAAATTTATCGTTGTGTTATTTGCTGTTGCAGCTGCTATTTTAGCAGCACCTATAGCTGTCAATAATGTATAATAATCCATATTTTAAACCTCCATTTGTGGTTGAATCACAACCATTTCTATCATATATATAGTGGTACCAATATTTTGAAAAAAACCACTATATATATCTTCTAGTACTTTTGGTACCACAGTTCCTACCTCACTACTAAGAGTAGTTATAGATTTTTTATAAAGTCCACTATTTTTCATATTTATAGTGATACCACTAAGATGCATACTCTCTCTTTTTGCTTCATCTACAAGCTTGATTGTTTTATTTATATTCTCATCATTGACACTTTTTTCAGGTGTTACCTCGATGAGAAATTTATAAGTACCAGGAACTCCCTCATGCTTGTCCCAAGTTTCTACCTGTATATTCTCACCAAAGATTGAAGCTGCTGCTTTTTTTACAGCCCATGGAGAGCCAATATAATATTTAATCTCTCGTGCGTGTTGTAAATATGCTCTAGCCTCACTCTCATCAAGTCCAGCAATACTCACATCAAAATCCACAGCCAAATGAGATAATAAACTTGCATCACACTCCAGAGGATTTATAGTGATCTTACTTAAGTCCAATTTCTCTAAAGTAAGAGTTCCTACTTTCTCAACTGCTCTTTGTAGGTCAGATTCATTTATAGGTAATATACTACTCATAAACTAGCCCCCACAAAAGTAAGATTAAACTCTTCAATAGCTATATACTCATTAATTTCTGTTGTTATATCTTCTTGAAGTTCCATATTTACCTTGTACACTCCACCTATATGCATCTTTGCAATAATCGAAGAGTAAGGTAAATCTTCATCTATTTTAAACTTATTTGTAAAATTCTCTTGAATTGTTTTTAAAATATCCGCTTGTCTTGATAAATCAAATAGCTCTACAGTAGCCGTTGGTATGTAGCTTTTTTTAGTAGCTTGTATCACATTTACCACATCACCAAAAGCTTGAGTCTTTTCATCACCTTTAAGTGCAACTTCAACCTTTTCCATAACTTCAGCTGTAGCTTCAGGAGTTGTTGTATTTGATAAGACATATACATTTACAATCAACGGTGTAGGAGAGTAAACTTTTACATCAAATACCCTCTCATCAGCAGTTTTTGCAAAATATATATAAGCATTTTTTCCACCTGCCGTTGAGTATTTATAAAGACCTAAAATAGCTCGTGAGAAAAAGTCCTCATCATTTTCAACTTCACTTCCACCTGTAAAATCTCCAAGTGATTTGATACTTATCACATAAGGAAATGGAGATATAACTATCTCTGTTTTTGTATCACTTGTTTGTACCTTTTGGTTTAGTTGTACTTTACCTTGTCCACTAAGCTCTCCAGCTGGGATAACTATATCTTCATATAAATACGCAGTATTAGTCCCATCACTAAGCTCCAAACCTTTAGGTATAATTATATCTACCCCTAAAGGCTCCTCTAAACTACACTGACAAGGTGCAGTTGGATTTGCACCCTCTAGCCTTTGCTCCCCTCCATAAAAACCAAAGACAAAATTATCTAAGTCAGTTCCAGAACTATAGTGAGGCAACATCTTTTTAATAAGTCCATTGATCATATTTCTAAGTAACAGCTCTTTATAAGAAAATGCCTCAATTTGCATCATATTAGGGTCACTCTCTATAGGCTTCCAATCAGGTTGCAAATCTTTTACGATATCAGTATTTTCAACAATAATATCTTCTATATTTACACCTAAAAACAACGATGGTATAGGTAAGTTTTTAACAATCTCTTGTAAATCAGACATTAAAAACCTCCCATATCAAATTCAACACTTCCAGCTTCAAAATCTATTTTCGCTGTAACGCTTCCTGTGGTTGCATCTATAGCTACTATAGATACACCTGTTGGGATAAGTCGCTCATCCCAAGGCTCATAATTTTCATTGTAAAAAGCCTCTAAGGTATATTGAGTAAAGTTCAATCTCCACTCTTCATCCATAGGTTTATCAATAAGTTCATAAAGCTTCGAGCCAAAATATGGTCTTACAACTCTACTTCCAAGAGGAGTTCCTAAGATACGATCGAAGCTCTCCTCTTGTGATGCTGTAAAAAAACCTTTTTTAACACTTACTATTAAACTCATTGTTAATCCCTACTGTAACCATAGTTCGTATGGTTTGTTAAGTTACCTTTACTATCTGTTATCTCACCATTTGCTTTGATGTTGTTCGCTTCTATATCTTTTGTGGTTTTAATATCACATTCAAAAGTAGCTCCACCTGTACTAGCTCCACCAGTGATAGTCAAACCATTACCACCTGTAATAAGTTGAGATACTGTAAGCTTACCATTGATAGTTACATCTCCATTATGTGTAGAGGTACTATTTATCGTTGTACTATCAGCTGTTACAGTTGCTGTTTTGCAAATGATATTTACACTTTTTACAGCATCCAATTCAAAAACACTTGCTTTACTATCATAAGAGATGACAGTTCCATCTTCAAACTCTATAATAGAAGTATGCTCATTGGCTCCACTTGGTTCCTTGCAACTTTTATTAAAAATAGATCTAATGATAAAACCACTATCTGCATTCCCAAAAGGGGAGAACACTATCACTTGCTCGTTTACTCGTAGAGGAAACCAAACTTTTCCAAAACTATTTGCAAAACTCACTACAGGTAGAAAGTTTGTTACTCTTTTGTTTGTCCCATCATCATCTAAAATAACTCTAGCTAGTGACTTTCCATCTTTTGATTTTGTTTCACTTATTGTCCCAATTTGAACAATATTTTCTAGTCGTCTTTTTAATTCTGATAGGGTAAG